TACATCATCAAACGTGATGGTACCATTGTCAAGTTAACTGCTAGTAATGTTAAAGCTAACCATGCTGGTCGTGGCTTACAGTCAGTGTTGACACGGATGCAGCAGAACAATCCTGTTACTGGTGACGCTGCTAGTGCCGGTAAGATCAGCGCCAACTCTCGTTTAATAGGTGTTTCTCTTATTAATGACGGGTTGGGGGAAGATATACCCGAGGCTCAGATGGACGCACTCGTAGATTTGTGCGCCTTTCTGTGCGACGGGCATAAATGGAATCCCGATTGTGCCGTGATAGGTCACAAAGAATGGACTTCACGTAAGGTAGATCCCTCATTCTCAATGAGTGAACTTCGAGGAATGATCCAACGACGTATGGTTACAAGCATCCCTGTAATGACTTTACCTAAAGAACCAGAGGACGGGCTTGTTCTATTCCCCGGAACCCTTCGTAAAGGCTCACGTAGCCAAGCGGTTGTTCATGTTCAACGAGTAGTCGGAGCGTTAGCCGACGGAATATATGGGCGTGGTACACTCGCCAAAGTAAAACAATGGCAGCGAGCTAAAGGGCTTGTTGCAGATGGCGTAGTTGGTCCAAAGACTTGGGTGGCTATGCAGATACGGAGACAAGAAGTTGTTCAACCAGCGTTTTATTAAAGATTCATTAGAGCGTGGAATTTCGACCTTTGCTCAGGCATGGGCCGCAGCTATGGCTGTACCCGGACCTGACTGGAGTGATTCCTTTAAGATCGCCGGAGTTGCGGCGCTTATCGCTATTGCCAAGGCTGTTGCTGCTCGAAAAGTGGGCGATCCTGAAACGGCATCAGTTACTAGTTAAGAAATGAGATTGTTCTGTGACGCAATATCGTCAGTCGGGGGTCGAATATAGGGAATCAGGCGTCGCTTATGGGACGCCTACAACTATTACTCCGGCGACGATTGCGGCCACAGCAACCATCCCTACTAATTTCCAGTTTGAGTATCGTCAATCTGGGCAGGCTTATAGAAACAGTTACGACTATCGCCAAGCGCTTATATCTGGCAACACTTATCTGGTTGTTGCTACTCCTGCCCCGGTAGGTGTCACCACTTCGATTACGGCGACCGGTGGAATACCGATCACGGTTAGCCCGGCGACTATTGCTGCTGTAGCGGCTGTTCCTGCTGTCGATATTGACGCTAACTACGTTCACGTTGACACGGGTATAGCTGCCACAGCGAGTTTGCCTGCCGCAACGGTCGTAACTGGGGCGTTGATGACTCCAGCCACGATTGCTGGTGTCGGCGGCGTTGATCCCATCACGGGTGTCAACATTATTACGCCTGCAACGATCACCGGTGTCGGCGCTGTCCCAGATCCGACACGGGAATGGCATATCTTTCCCGGCACTATTGCTTGTACCAGCACCGTCGGGTCAGAATCAATTTATGAACTATTCACTATCCCAACAACCGATATTGTTCCCCCTGTCGGGTTGCGTAATGTCCCCACTCCCGCTGCTTACGCTTTGATGCGTCACTACAAACCACGGGCACGAGGCGACAATTTGTTTATTATTAATGGAACGTCAATACAAAACTATCTTCCAGTCGATACAAAAACAGTTACTCGCTGGCTATACGGAGGTCACGAATCACCCAAAGACCTTACGGCTAGTGAGATAGCATTACTAATAGCTGATGGTTATTCGATTGATGTAGGAGCAGGAACCTAATGCCCATATATGTGTACCGTTGTCTTGACTGTGGATTATCACATGAGATTCGTCATGGATTTGATGAAACTTATAGTGGTCATTGTGACGGGTGTATGGGAGTTGTCCGTAAATATTTTGGTGAAGTGCACATAGCTGCATCAGCTACACCTACTCGTGGGGTGCATCATGGAAAAGAAATTGATTGGGATGGGACTAAAACTAAAGAAAGAAACAAAGAAAGGGATATGGCGGCCTACAAACGACTCCGATCTGAAGGTCTTCAGCCACCGTCTATTGACGGGTCTGCCCATCTTGAAAAGCACGCCGGAAGTAAACACGAAGTTGGAGCGGGACACATAATGCAAGATGCAACCCGTAAAAGAACCGAATCCCAGTTACAGGAGATCTTAGAATGACAGCCCAAATATGGATCGATGATACTCGTGACATGCTTTTGTCTGGCTATGTCGAAGATCTCGATTTGATAACCACACCACCCACTACTACCACTGGTACTTCTATGGTTGTGCAGGGAATAGCAAACTCGATTGTTAAGGGTGTCGTTGTTGAAGTTAATTCAGAGTTGATGTATGTCACAGATGTTTCATCTACGACAATTTCGGTTATGCGAGGATACGCTGGTTCGACTGCTGCTACTCACGTAGCCAACGATATTGTTCGTGTGTCACCTAAGTTTCCGACACATCGAATCATTTCAGCTATCAATGCAGATCTTTCTGATATTTCATCCCCGGCTCATGGCATGTTCCAGATGCTTACTACTACATTTACTTATAATGGTGGAGTAGCAGGCTACAACTTGAATACTGGATCTAATGTTGTTGATTCTGTTTATGAAGTAACCCATGCAGCGGTTGGTTCTTTAGCTAACGAGCCCGAAATAATTTCGTGGCGACTCAAACGAGATCGTGATACTGGTTCGTTTACCAGTGGCAATGCTTTGATTCTTTATGATGGCGCTGTTCCCGGTAAAACAGTACGAGTTTTATACAAGTCACCTCTTACCTCTATAACAGATGGCACTACTTCTCGTTCCGCAACAGGACTAGCTGCCACGGCTTACGATCTGCCACCCTTGGGTGCGGCTATGGCGTTGATGACTACACGTCCCATCAGACGTGAGTTCCTTGACGCACAGGGCACGTCACGTATGGGCGCAGAGGTACCCCCCGGAGCTATCTCAGCGTCCTTCAGGGACCTTATGGGGCGGCGTAGAGAAAGACTGGAATCTGAATCTGCACGGTTAGCTGCTCAATACCCACAACAATGGTCCCGTCATGCTGCTGTTCGTAGCCAGTCATGGGGTTATGTGCGGTGAGTTTCAATGCCGAATCGTTGCCCGTCCAACTAAATGGTACCTCGTACCTGATAGACACGACCGCCTACCGGCGGACAACTATTCCTGTCTCACGTCAGCAACGTGACAACAGCGCTGAACCCGGTGAAAACACTTTAGATACCACTGGTGCATGGGTGCGATCACAAACTGATTGGTCATACGGCGCTGGACAACTGTATTTAGATAATCAGGATTCGGATAGGCGACGGTTCTATGAATCTGTTGGAGTTGATATTTGGACTCGGGGACAAATAACATTGCTTCCTATTACCGAAGCTCTCGGAGCAACCCCAGTTTTAACAACAGGCGAAATAAATATTGACAGAGTAGTCAAATCATCTGACGGTACAGAATATTTGTATGCTGCTAATGGTTCTTTATTGTCATACACGTCAGATCCAGTAGCAGCTTCTCCAACATGGGCAACTTCTTTTACCAGTACTACAAACGTAACTAGTTTTGCTAGCGATGGTGAATATGTTTATGTTGCCTCTGATGGCACAACATTGCCTGAGCGTTTAGCTATAGGTACCGCTTCAGGTAGTTGGTCCGGATCAGTACAAGATGTCAACCGTATTTGGGTTACCGCAGGCAGACTGATCGGAGCTAAAGATAATTCTATTTACGAACTCGATGCAGCAGGAAGTAAAGCATCTTCGTCATTAGATTATTCGTTACCTCTATCGAACAGCGAATGGATTGATGTCGCTGGTTCTCCTAACGGCATTTATGCAGCAGAAAACACAGACCAAACAGGAACCGTTTACTATATAGGTGTAGACAGTTCAAGTGGCACTCTTAATTCTCCTGTTGTTTCAGGTAGTTTGCCTCGCAACGAATCAATAAATGCGATTCTTTCCTACGGCCCGGTCTTATGTTTAGCCACATCACAAGGATTCAGAACAGCACTCATAGATACCCAATCCAATGCGATAACCATTGGCCCCGTTATCGATACCGGCGGCGAAGCCTATTCACTTGAAGCTGACGGTCGTTTCGTCTGGTGGGGAGCAGCTTACGGAAATCTTTTCCGTGCCGACCTTACCCGGTTCACCGACACTCTCGTCCCAGCTTACGCATCTGATCTAGTTTCTGCGGCTTCAGCTTCTTCAACAGACTTAGTTGGCAGCATTACTCGTATCAATAATTCTGGTACCCCCAAAATGTTTCTTGGAGTTAAGAAAGCCTCTGCGACAGCAGTATTACAACGTGAATCTCGAACCGATATAAAAGTTGCAAGTGGCACCCTTACCGCTGGCGAAAT